TCACCTATTCCTGTATGAAAATCTTTTATTACTATGTCTTGCATTAGCCGATTGAACGAGGATATAGATTCGGGTTGTTATCTATATCTTCATCCTCCTCTACAGTGACGAGTTGAGAGGGTTCATTCGCAGCCATAAGTTGCGATTCTAAATCATCAGCTAATTGACGAAAGTATTGACTTCTATTTTGGTCTGTTTTTGAGTAGTAAAATTCCACAGCACGATAGACGGGAAGTTCATGAAATCCTTCAGGAAGAGGAGAGAGTTCTCCTATAAGATAAGTTGCTGCTCCGCCCGTAAAACTATGTCCTTCATAGGGTTTTTTGAGACTTATCTGAGTAGTAGTCGGAACTAAGCTAATTTCATAAAAATCACCGTCTCCATCGTTGTTAAAAGTGTTGGATTTTACGATTTGCACGAATCTTCCCACCATTGCTGAACCCCAAGTTGTGCCTGAACCTACTAGTATTGTCGAGCCGTTTGTAGCTTGGTTCACAGTTCCCGTATTGTAGTCTGCTACAGAAAGGTTGATGAAAACTTTGTCGTAATCATAAGTTATCACAGCAGACGCAGATGCTGGTGTAGGCCAGTAATGAATTTGACGATTTATTAAGTAATACCATTCGGGGAAGTCCGAAGTGTAAGCGGTAGCGTTTGAAGTATTCAATGAATCCCAGTGCTTTCGGCTGGGCGACCTTCTAAGTTGTTGCGTATTAGAACCTATATTAAAAGTTACGCCACGAAGTTTTTTGACTCTGTTTGGGAGTTCATATGCTTGCCGATTAGCTACCGCCTGAGCTGTTCCTGTTGTGTGTAATAGGTGGTCTCCTATCTTCGCTACTATTCTTCTTGTTTCAGCGTTAATTAAAGTATCTCCTAGCGTGAGATTGTCTGAGTTGTTAGTTCCTGTGGTCAGGTCTCCGTAGAGATTCCTTTGACCTGTGTATGTTAAAGCCATTTATTTATTTTTATTTAACGCCTCTTTTATATCTCTGAGCAGATATAATTGCTCAGAATTGTTGTCTATTAGTCTGTCTAGCTTCGCTATTACTTCGTGGTGATTGTCGTTTCCTATTTCTTTTAATTTTTGCTCAATTTTGTTATTTCCGTTTCCGTTCTTTTTTTGTTTCCAGATATAAACTCCTAGAATAATTAACGCAAGAGCAGCTAAACCGATTGCTGAAAAATCAGAAAGGATTTGTAATAAACTTATTTGGTCTGTAACTGGTATTGTTGTTTCCATATTAGTAAGACATTACTTGTTTTAATTTTGGTGAGTCTGCTATCTCGAAACAATTACAATTCATTCCCGTGTCTGTGCCTCCAATTCCACTCCAAGTTGAAAGAATAGTATTAGACCAGCCTAATAAAAGTTTATGAAGATTAGGATTAGAATTTGCATCAACTAACGCTGCGTTTCCATCATCTCGCCAAGCTGCTCCTCTCGGAAAAGTTAAAGCGGGGTCAATAGATAAGCTGGAAGTCGCAGAAAAACCAACGTGTCTATCTGCATCTCCGTTGGTATTATCAGAACTTATAACATTTTGGTCTTTTTCTGTGTGTTGCCACCCTATTCCATTAACATTTGTAAAAGCATAACCAGACACTCTTTGTGTAGAGAATCCATTATACATATCAACTGAAGAGGCTGAAGCTCTATCTGTCCGAATCATATCTCCAGAGTTAGTAAAAGAAATGTCGTTTTGTCCTGAGCCAATAGTAATAGTTTCTTGAATAGTTGAACTAAATCCATTAGCTCTATTTAATACTCCATTAGAACTGTTTCCCCAATAGAGGTCTCCATTATACCAAGTGACTGCTGTAGCTCCTCCGTAAGAAAAATTATCTCTTTGGGTTGAACTAAAACCTACCATTCTTCTTACAATGGCTCTATCTCCATCTGTATAAATATAGTCGTTTACAGCCATTAAATTAGTATCCCTTTATCACGCCAAATTTCTTCAGCATTTTTCGCCCATTTAACCCCTGTTTCTGTATCGTTAGGGTCAAGAGATTTTAATTCTGTTACTGACAAACTCTGACTATTAGATAATTTATCAACAATAGACACCACTTTATCTGGGTCGTTTATTACTTTTTTCTTAGGAGTAATTCTGTCGCTTTCTGCTTTTGCTTCTACGGCATCAATCGCAAAACATCTATCTGTGTTTTTAATCATTTCGTTATAAGCTGCGTCATCTACACAAGCAATAACCCACTCAAAATCTCCGTTTGCATCTACTTGGGTATTTCCGTGGTCATAAACTAAAAAATCGTTGTATTTCACATAGCTCCACTCTGGAGGATAACCTTGGCCATAATTAACCGTTCCTCCTGATTTATTTACATAAACCTTGACTTTAATTAGCTTCATGAATTAAATTCTAATGTTACGATTAAACCTCTTGCCGACCCCGTTGCTCCTGCTTGGTCAACATCAATTCTGATTAAATCATTTTGTAAGACTGCACTTCCTGTGTCACTTATTACATAAGCCGTAGCTGAAGTATTTGAACTAGATTCTGCTGCGTCAATATTTAAAAGCGTTGAGAGCATTGCAGTTCCTGCTACTGCGGTTCCTGAAGTTCCTGTATTTACTACATCCACCACAGTTCCAGCACCAGCAGTATTTGTCATTACATGTCTTGCGTGAGCACCTACTAAGTGAAGTCCTGCTAATCTACTATCTGCATGAATAAAGAATTGTCCATCTCCAGTTCTTACATAAGAATTGTAAGCAGATACTATTGCTTGAACTGAAGCTGTTGCTGCACCACCGCCACCTGTTGCGGCTTGCCATGTTGGAAGTGCTCCTGCCCCATTTGAAGTAAGAACTTGAGCTGAGTTACCTAATCCAGCTATCTGCTGTAATGGCTGTCCTGTTGCAGTTCCTCCCGCTACTATTGCGTAAGCAGTGAAGTCTGATGTCCCAGTTCCTCCATCTGCTACTGTTATATCTGTAATTCCTGTAACTGAACCTCCTGTTATTGAAACATTATTAGATGCTTGTGTTGCTATAGTTCCTAGAGATAAATCTGCTCTTGCGTCTACTGCTGATTTCTGAACCCAGTCTGTTCCGTCTGAAACTATAAAAGCTGAAGCTGCGTGAGTTAGTGCGGCTATGTCATCTAAATCGTTATCCCACGCCTGAACATTAGTTCCTACGATAAGTCCTAAATCACCTCGTGTTTCTGCGGCACTTCGTGAAATTAAGTTAGTTCCATCATCTCCTATAAACGCTGAAGCTGATGGTGAGATATTAGCTATATCTGTAAGCTGTGCGTCAAACGCTTGAACATCAGTTCCTATTACAAGTCCTAAATTAGTTCTTGCATCTCCTGCGTTTGCTGCTCCTGTTCCTCCATATCCTACTGCTACTGCTGTTCCTTGCCAGACCGCTCCTCCCGCTATTACACCTGTGTCGCCTATTGTTACTACGCTATCTTGAAGCGTATCTCCTGCTGTTCCGTTCCATCTTGCTGGTGCATTGTCAGTAGAAGATACTGGACCTGAGATGCCTCCTGCTGCTCCTCCTAAATCATCAGAAACGCTTGGATAAGAAATATAGCAAGTTGCTTTATTGCTTGAATCGGCTGTTACTGAATAAGCGTTTATAACTAAATCTCCTGATACACTAAGGTCGTCAACACGACCTGCTGTTCCGTCAATATATAAACTTCTATCAGCAGAGATAGTATCTGAGTTTCCTAAAAATGTGCCTTTGATACCGAACCAGCCATATTCTCCTAGAACTACTGCTGTTGCGGCAATAGCTACTGCTCCGATTTCATTAGCTTGTAATCTTTCTATTGAAAAGTTTGGTCCTATCACCACCCAGTCATTAGCCACAACACTTGCGGTTCCTTGTAAATAAATATACTCGTTGCTGTTGCTGTCTATAGCACGAGTTCCCAGCTCTACTTGAGCTGAAGTATCGACTGTTAAAATATCCGATGGATATAATTGTTTAAATCCTGATAGTTGTGGCATTTTATTTTAATTTTGCTCTTTCTTTTTCGAGCCAGTCTCTTAGTTTTTGCTCGTTTTGTTTGAAAAATTCCCTTTGTCCTTTCATATGTTTCTCAAATTTAATTAAGCGTTTTTGTAAATTCTTTTCTCTTTGAGCAACATCTTTTTCGGTTGAACTAATTTTCTCATATACAGCATCAGCGATTGACTTTAATTCTTTCGCGTCTTTCTCTCTTACTCTTACATCGCTTTCTTTTGTAATGAGAATAGTCTCTCTTTTTTTAAGAGAACTAGATAGTTTCTTTAGCTCTTCTTCTTTCTTATAGAGAGGTTCGAGAGCTGTGTCCCGTTCTTCTATAAGTTTCAAGATAGATTTTTGAAGACCATCTTTGTCTTGTTCTAGACTAGAACGCCATTCTATATACTCAGCAAGAATACTTTTCTTGTCGTTCTCTATCTTGGTCTTTGTTTTATTGAAAGACTTGATAAGAGCTGAAACTTCCTGTGAGAGTTCTGCTGCTTGTATTTGAGCTAAACTACGCTCTTTTTTGAAAGCGACTTCTCTCTCTTGTGGCTTTAGTAGCCTCATAATGTATCAAGAATTAGATGTAATAACCAGCTATATTGACAAAACAAGTTCCTACTCCGTCATAGTGTCTGACATTCAAACTTACTGCACTTCCTGAATTTAATGCTATAGGCACTTTTAATGCGTGATTATAAGCACGATTTACAGTATTTTGCCATAACTTATCTTCAAAATTAGAGTAAAGTTCAATGTAAGACGTTCCCGATGACTGGTCAGTTCCTCCTGCTATGTCTGTCACAAAATAACGTCTACCTGTTGTAGCGGCTAGTGTGACTGTAGCAGAACCGCTTCCAGCGTTGCTGGAGGCTCTGAATCTTGTTCCTCTTTGTTGTATTTGGTCCATAGTAAAATGTTGGGACTAATTCGACTTTTTATTCTTCTTCAAACTCGCCTTCTTCCATTTGTTTAATTGCTTTTTCGTTAGCTTTAACATGAATTCCTGGGAACCGCTCTCTTAGTTCTGCTGCTTTTTTGTCTCTTGCGAGAACTACTTCCCGCTTTTGAACTTCTCTAGGATTAGCAACCTCTAAGTCTTCGTTTCCAGGGATTATCTCTACGCATCTGTCTATCATTGTCTGCTTGGATAGTTTGCTTATTTCTGCAGAATTCTGCACTTTGTTCTCTAAATTTCTTCTATCCATTGCCTGAAATTCAGGTTTAACTCTAAGTTCTTCTAATTTGTTGTTAAAAGCTCTCTGGTATTCCCTGTCAGCTAGATGTTTAGCAAATGTCTCTGCTAGATAGAATGGGAGATAATAAGATTTTCCTGCCTTTAAGGTGTATGACTTTTTCTTAGCTATCCACCTTTTGCCCTCACCATCCATACTTCCTAAATCGTATGTGTGAGTGAAATCTTTATCTGACCAGTTTGTGAAGATTACTTCTTCATCTCTTGATACAATTCTTTTTTCTTTTGTAATGTTCATTGTTTTATGAGTTAGTGACGCTCATCTTTAGCACTAATTAATTTCGAATGAGTGACTTTCGACTTTAGCACTCAATCCCCGTAGGGAAGGAGTTTTTTAAGGAGAAAAACTCTCAAGAAAAACCAATCTATTAAGGAAGATTAGTCCTGTGCAGCGTTATAAGTCTGCGGATAGTTCAGCCATACTGTTACAGCACTTCCTGAACTTGCAGCTTTTGAAAACGCTCCTTCAATCAATTCACCTGCGGCATCAGCATCGTCAACCATACCTGCGGCAGCGTGTAGATACAAAGCCGCATCGGCAGCGACAGCTTGAGTGACTTGAGCTTGAGTGTTAACACCTCTCACCTGAAACCAACCATAAGTATTAGCAGTGTGAGCTGTGCCAGCAACTGCGTGTGGACCGACATCGTTAGTTGTAGAGCGTGAAGTTGCATAATTCTCATCAAAAGCTACCCAACTTCCTGCTACAACAGACGCTGTTCCTCTCAGATAAACCCATTCATTGCCGTTTGATTGCACAGCACGAGCTCCTAATGGAACTAGCTGTGAAGCATCTTGCTGAACGGTGTCACCATGAAATACCTGTAAATGTCCGTTTAAATTCGCCATAGTTTTGTGTAGTTAACGACCTTTATAAGACTATGAAGTCTACGTCTAATGCTCCATTTACTATTGCAGCTCCCTGACCTCTTATTTCAATAGTTGCACTTCCCGCTCCTGGGGTTGCTCTATGAATAAAAGCAGAACCAGCTGTTGCAGCATTAGAACTAATACCAGCAAAGAAAAATCTACTAGGGGCAATCAGCGTATTCGTTAAGTCAATAAATACTGCTGAACCCGCAGCAATTCCTAATAGCGGAACTGTGATTCTTCCTCTCTGGGCTGAGATAGTTGCTGAAAGCACGCCACCTGCAGCTTGAGCTGGACTAGCTGTTCCTTGAGCTCCTACAAGAACAGAAGCTGTTCCTGCGGGACTAAGCTGAAGAGCGACATTAGTGTCGTCTCCTGCGGCTGTAAAAGCTGGAGCATTTCCTGTTGCGGCATTAGCAATCTGAACATAGTTGACTGCTGAAGCAACAGTATCGAGTTCTAATAGTTCATTACCATTAGCATCTCTGATATCCGCTAAATCAACGTTGACATCTAGGTTAGAGCCATATTTCACTGCTGGATTGTAATCACTTAGATTTGGCATTTTAGTCGTTAGTCGTTTGTTTGTTTAGACCTTTAAATTACTGAGTATTAAACTCCAGTAATACCTGTGAGACGACCGTGTCTCTTAGGATTATTCGTTACCAAGTCACCTCCAAGATAGATGTGACCGACAACTGCGGCTTGGTTAGATGGTTTCAGCCATCCGCTCCATGAGAAACCGAGACCCAATACGGAGCTGTAATCATTGCCTCTGATATCTACGCTCTTAAACTTGACTGGTTCAGTCATAGCAAGCGGCAATGCGTAGAAGTCAACGAAGTCTTCGTTGACGAAATAAAGAGTTTGTGCGGCTGCCTTCTCATCAGCAAGGATTGGAAATCCTTTGAAGAAAAGACCGACAAAACCCGTTCCCCCTACCAAACCCCTCTTCATCATAGGAACATCTTTTGCAATACGTTCCTGTGGGTTTAAGAGCTGTTCGTAGAAGTCTGCTACTGCTTCAGGACAAAGTCCCAAAGACGGCTTTTGAGAGCCTGATGCCACATTTGAATAATGTGACTGCATAAGAGCGAGAGTTAATGTCCCACCCGATGCGGTCAATACAGAAGCTAGAGTTCCGTAAGTTGACCTCGATTGACCTCCGATATTTGCAACACTTGTTCCATCATCAATGATGGCAGCGAGACCTAAGAAATCTTTTGAAGAATTTCCTGTGCCGTCTGCATATAACAAAGTTCCAATATCATCAGCCATATCTTGTGCTGCTCCTGCAATCTCAATCCCTGCGAGGTCAAGAACCTGAGCATCACCTTTGTTCGCTGAAAGCTCGTCTAGTGGAAGAGCAACAGAAATCTGATAGAACGCAGGACTATAAGTTAATAGAATCCTGTTGTTCGTAGCATTAGTCGGAAGAGAATCGAAACCAGAAAACGAAGTTCCAGTTGCGTTCTTAGATATCTTGATAGGGAATCTCATTCTCTCACCTGACCATTTCTTTGCACGCCCAATTTGACGAGTAGCGAACACATTTGAATTTAAAACAGAGTCAACCAAGAACGGCAAGAATTTATCTTGCGTAGTAGATGTAACTCTATTTCCTAGTGCTATCGCCATATTTTTTAATTTATTTGATTTAACCTTTAATCTTCAGCTAAATCAGTAAATGTTTTTCCTCTGAAATCTTCTGAGGTCCGATAATCTTTTTTCTCGTTATCTTTCTCTGAAGACTTTGAAATAGTTCTTCCTGCTATGTTCTTTTTTTCCTGAACACCAGGACTAGATTTAACAGATGGTTTGTAGGTGTCTTTCCAAAGCTCGTAGCTTTTCTTGATACTTACATTACCTGTTTTCTCGTCTGTTGGTAGATATTTTGACATTACTTGAGATATATCGCTTTGAATTTTTTCTAAGGTAAGACCTTTTGTTTTTAAGTCCTTCTGGACCTCTGGGTCTTCGCTTAGGGATTTCCATTCACCTGTAGCCCAGTCATCTAGTTCTTTTTGTTTTTTAGATTTCTCGGCTGTTTCAATAAATGGTTTTAGTTCAGTGAGAACTTCTTTTTTTATCTGTTCTCTCTCTTCTTTCGAAGATTCACGATATTGACTCCAAGCATTGTCATCACTTCCAAACAGGTTTGTGAACCATTGAGGAGCACTTACTGGTTTCTCTTCCTCTTTACGAGAAAGAAGTGGCTCAGCACGCTGCTGAAATTCGAGCAATTCTTCGTTTCTTTTTTTAAGTTCTTGAAACTCTTGCTCACGGGCTTGCCATCGAGGGTGTTCGTGAAAGGGCACATCTTCTGTGCTGACGGGCTCTTCTTTAGCATCTTCTTTAAGAGAATCCGAATCCTCTGTTTCCTTCTTCTCTTCGGTTGATGACTCCGTTTGCTCGTCATCGGATTTGTCTTCGGGTGGCGATTCCGCTTGAGTATCCTTCTCAAGTTTTTCCGATTCATCTTCGAAAGCTGGTTCGCCTTCTTGATGGAGGTTCGCCAAAAAGTCGTTTGACATTTTTTATATGGTGGATAGTGACTCCCACCCTTTAGCACTAAATCGACTATTTAGTTTTTGATTTTTTAATGTTCTTTCGTTTGGGCTTCTTTTTACCCACGACCTTTTTCTTTGGCTTAACTATTCTTTTTACTTCCTCTGCTATTTCTTTTTTTATTTGTTCTTCAATATTCTCCATTGGTTCTGGTTGTCTTGGCTTTTTGCTAAATATGAAATTTACTTTTACTCCCATATTATTTTTATTGTATGGGGACTTGGTTTATAGAAGCACGACTAACTGCTTCTTCTGTTCCTGTTTGTGGTTGTGGAACTCCTGATTCTCCCGCTTGTCCTGCCTGAGTTGCTTGGAGCTGACCGAGTTGTAACTGATTCTGCAGAAGTGCGATTGGGTTTGCTTTCCACAAAATTAGTCTTCTTACAAACTCTTTAGGGTCGGGAACTTCAAGTCTTTCTGCAAGCGTAAGCGGGTCTAGTGCTCCTGCACTCCAGAGTTCTACTGCTTCATTGCGTTGAGTAAGTCTGTCTTTAGGAATCAATGAGCCCTCTTTAACACTCACGATAAGCGGAGCTATAAAGTCAGCAGAAGATATTGTGTCATCCCCTGAGCTTCTGGTGACTGGTTTTGGCTCGTCATAATAAACCATCATCAACTGAACAAACCAGTTAAAAACGTAGTCATAGAATTGTTCTATGTGGTCAACAATAAGACTTGCTCTATCTGCGTCTTGTCCTCTTATTAAAATCTTTCCTCTAACTGTGTTCTCGCTTTGTATTCCTTGAGAAGAAAGTCCAGTTACTCCGAAGAGTCCTAGCACTCTGTTGCGGGTATCAACTAAGTCCTGATAGACATAGTTAGGAAGTGAAACATTATCAAATTGCTTTATTACTCTGCTCAAATCACCTGTAGGAACTCTTATTGTTTCTCCTCTTCTTCTGGCTATTCCCACGCCTCGTGCTTGTTCGTGTGTAAATACTTCTCCTGATACTGCGATTCCTCCATTTGCGTTGTCTGCGTTCTTATCAATCTGGCGGACTCTTTTATCTACAATGTCTTGCAGTGACAAAACTTGTTCAACTAGATTTGTGCTGTCGTATGGTCCTTTGCCTAGATTAAATATTGACAAGAATGCAAAAGGCATCTTTCTTGTTTCAAAATGATTATTTCCAGGAATGGACTGCATATCGATTATCGGTTCTCCCATCTCATCAAGCTCACCCGTGGGAGCTGGTTGCTGTTCTTCATAATTCCAGTGCGGGTTCTTTGCTTTATCTAATACTTCGCTTCCTAATGACCAGAAAATAAAATCATTTGTCCACCACTCTATGTAACGGATTTTTGTTCCTAGTTTCTTTTTTCCTAATGCTCCTAGTATTTCTTTTTTCTTTTTAGGGAATCTGAGAATCAAATCACTTGCCTTGTCTTCTCTGTAGTGTCCTATGTATTCTCCGAAGTATTCACACTCATCAGTAATTGAATCAGGGTCAAGAATAAGTTTCTGCGGTCTTACTGCTTCCACATCAATTTCGTCTTTCTCTAAATTCCAGCCTAGTTTTATTACGCCAAGAAAATAAAGCGACCAATTACGAATTGCTTTTTTTACTTTAAGTCTGAGTCTTAAGGAATCAGAAACATCTACAATCTTGTCTTCAACTTTTTTCGCAAACTCCGCAAACTGCGGTGATGTGTCAATAAGAGGTTGTGCTATCTGCCTTGACACAACAGGAAGAAATGTTTCTAGTGCTTCAAATACTATATTGTCAACGGGCTCTCGTTGTCCTGTCTTTTTTTGGTTTTTTGTGTAGTGTTCACCGAGCCAATATCTTTCGTTTTCTTTTTGTTTCGCTTCAATGTCTTCACGAAGTTTTGAGTCTTCCCACTTCTTCTCCCAATCTATTTTTAGCTCAATGAGTTCTTCGTCTGACTTATCAAGCGATAATTCTCCAAGAGGAACGCCAACTACGCCTTCTTGTCGTTCGTCTCGTTGCTCGCCTGCGAACTTGTTTGTGTTTTTTCCTAATGATAGAAATCCGTCTAAGAAACTCATTTTTTAAATAAAAAAAGCACCCATTCTGGAGTGCTTCTAATGCGTTTTAGTTAGCTCTCTTTTGAAATTATTATTTCTCTACTCTACTAATATAACATAAATTATGCAGTCAATGTTACGAGCTGTGTATAACTATTTATATGTCCACTGATTAATCTTGATTCCCCGTAGTTTCCCGTGCTTATCTCTGTGTATCTCTGCGTGTCCGTTCTTAAAGCTAAATACCCCTGCTTTGAGCATTGTGTCCAGGTCTCCGTAAGCGTAGGTTCTAAGGTCTTCAAGAAGCTCTCTGTTGTCTGATGTGAGAGTAAGTTTGATTTCTTGTATGAATGTTGTGCCGTTCATAATAAATTATTCACGCTGCTTAATCTTGCCTCCGCTATCTTTACATATTCAGGTTCTTTCTCTATCCCGATATAGTTTCTCTTTAAGTTCTTACAAGCGATAAGTGTTGAACCTGAACCTGCAAAAGGGTCTAAGACTAAAGCGCCTTCTTTACTTACAAGTTTTACTAGGTAGGACATAAGGGCGAGGGGTTTAACTGTTGGATGGTTGTTGGATTGTGGTTGTAGTGGTATTTCTTCCCAAACTGGATTTTCACATTTACAAGGGCTACCACTAGCTTTTTGGTATCCACATAATTTACACCTAAAATTACTCCTATGTCCTGATTGCTTCTCCTCCAACCCCTCACACCCCATATTCCTTTCAGATTTTGAACTTTTCGCACAGTAGAAGAAGCGAGAGGCAGAGCCACCATTATCGGAAAACCCTCGTTCATACCCAGCGTCAGTATATTTCCCATAAATGTTCCCACTCTTATCGCCTTTGGTCGGAGGTCGTTTATTAGACTTTTCCGTATTCGGAAACAACTCTACTACTTCTTGAGAGCCATCGTGGATGAGGTTTGCTGGGAAGCGGCCAGTAGTTGTAGTTCCCTCTGAGTCTTGTGGCATACCAGTAGCACTCATGTTTAAACTATTTCCACCTGCTTTATTCCCTGCTGGTGCATTATTCATAACTTCTGTCCCCACCCTACTCCCATCTATATCTATTCCACCCGTTCCCCATTTAAGGACATTCTCTGCTACTGTCTTTTCGCTTAAGGGTTTACGAGCTACTGTGATAGGTTCTAGCGCTGGTTTAAGTGCTGTTCCCCAGCCTTCCCATTCGGAAGTGCCTTTGGTGTTATCACATATTCCAGTGTCATTACTTCCAGCCCAAGCATAAGTTGTTCCTTCCTTGTGAGTAGTTCTAATCGTTGTTGAAAGTTTCTCCCTCTCATTCCCTTGTAACTTATCAACTGCCTTACCTATATTCAAAGATTTTGGGAAGCCAGACCCATACACCCAAGCAATCATATCTCTAATCTCAAATCCAGCGTCTTCGATGCCTGAAATCATACGGTGACACATTCTTGTAGAGTTAGACGCTAATAAGTATCCGCCTGGCTTTAATATTCTTAAACATTCTTCGGCCCATTGCTGACACCATACTTGGTATTCATTCTTTGCTTTGGGTGATAAATCATATTCTCCAGCATGCATAGATGGTGAACGAGCTCGGCTATTGTGGTGGTCTCCGCCTATCCATCCTTTTTCTTCTGCTAATCCTGGCTTAAATGTGTCCCAAGCCTTCCCCATAAATCCTATTCCATAAGGCGGGTCAGTTACCACCGCATCAACAGAGTTCGCTTCCAGCTTCCTCATTTCTTCAATACAATCTCCTTGTATTATTTTATTAAACATCTCTCCAATCTCCCTCATTAATTCCTTCTTGTTCGGCTTTTAGTCTTTGCATAGTTGCTTGAACTACATCCTGTCCCGCTGGAGTCATAGCTCTTACAGTCTGGTCAGGTTTGACATAAGGAGCTACAGGAACTCCAAAGTTAGGTGATTCTCCTATGAATTCTGACTTCGCTTCAGCGAATCTTGATATACCTGCTGTCCATAGCACAGTTGCGAGTGCTTTGTGGTCTCTTCCGCTTCGCACCCATTTATGTCCCTTGAATCTTAATGTCTGCGGGTCTTCTAGTTTTATTCTTGTCAGATTGTTCCAGTCTAACCAATAATCATACCAGTCGTCTTCGCTTCCCTGACAAGGTAGTCTTCTGTCTCTGAAGTAATCTACCGCTAATTGAATTCCCCGTTCTCTGTCTACTGCTACAGTCATGTATTCATCTCCCTTTCCCCAGGTAAATAACTCTTCTCCTTTCTTATCTGATTGCCTGAAATAAGCTAGAAACACTCTCCCTAGCCATCTCTCTTTGAACTTGCGTGAGCCTATAAGGTCTCCTCCTGCATCTATTATCGCTATTGCTTTGGGCCATCTTCTCATATGTGTATCTAGTTCATCATAGTCTTTTGCTTCTCCGTGAAAGAATAAACCTTGTTGTCCTCCCATTACATAATCTAGTTTGAGTCCTGTATCTATTCCAATTATTACTCTATCGTCTTCTCCTGCTGCTATTATTTCGTGAGTTAGGTTTTGTGCGAATAGCTCCCAAGTTAGTTTGTTTCCTCCTCCCACATAAGGAAGTCCTAGAACTTTGTTATGAAAATACTCTTCACTCTTATCTTTGTAATAGCCTAGAATCTGCTTTGCCGATACCCAAGGACAAATTAGAAGCGGTATCCAATATCCTGAATACTCTGCGTTCTCTTTTCCCTTCTTTCTTGCCCATCTTCCTTTTCTTCTATTGTCATCTGTGAGTTCAATTCCACACTTTTTACAAATGAATATCTTTTTAGTCTTATCTATTGACTTATCCCAGCTCAAGTATTGTTCGTGTCCTTTATCACACTTGATAAGCCAATGCTTCTGGTCTGACTTCTGCCAGACTCTATCTACGCCATAACCACTAGCTGACGGGTGAGAAAATACCCACTCCCATCTGTATTTGGAGTGCTGTAGTCTTGTAGCGTATTGCTCAATAACATCTTGTTTTGATGCGTCTACTTCGTCATAGATATTAAGGTCTGAAGGAACCATAATCGCAGCCTTCTGAGTCCAAGTTCCTCTGAAGTGTATGAAGTTATCTCCTACTTGTTTCTGCTCTACGCTGTCCTTGTCTTTAGTCCACTCTAAAAGAATTGGGTTCTGAGCTAAGATTCTGTTCACTTTTCCTCCTACAAATGTGTTTCTATCTGACTCTGTGGGGAGTGTATAAATAAGGTCCATTCTCTTATTCTTTGCTACCCAAAAAGATTTGATAGTTGCACAGGTGGACATAGTTACCTGAGCTGCTTTCATAATTACCTGCTTCGGGGACATATCACGATAGATGTCCCACATGAATTGGTGGTCTTTAAAATCTAATGGGATTCCTGTATCTGTCTTTAGGTCATTCTCATCTAGCCAATGATGTATAGAATGGTCTTTTAGAAGGGTTTCTAAGCTCATAATCTAGTCTTTTCCATATATTTATTCTTTTATTTTACTAATCTCTTTGGTTATTTTGTTTTTAGCTCTTTTAATTTATCCTCGTATTCTCTAATTAATCTCTTTTTAGCTTCTGTAAGTTCTGTATCTTCTTCATGCTTGTGGAGATGTAAATGCTTTTCTGCTTTATCGTCTGTTTCTCCTAGAATTCTTTTTAAGAAATCTCGTCTTTCTTGATAGTTCTTTAATTTACTTGCTTCGTTTATGTGGATAAGAAATATATCTAGGTATTTTTCTTTTGCTAACTTATCAAATTCTTCCTGAGCTTGTTCTCTTATTAATGTTAATTTCCCTTTTCCTCGCTTTCCTATATTCGGTGATTTAAGAGCTGCTTCTCTTGCTTCTATTGGATTTGGATTAGCCATATTTTTTTATATAAATCTATTTTGTTTGACTTAATTATAGCGTAACTCTTAGTGGGTAGTGCCGACAGAAAACAACGATTTTTTTATGTAAGGCCGCTAGTCAATGGAAAGCGGAAAACCTTGCGCACTTAATTTATGAGATGGGTTTCTAGCGTCAGCATTTACCCTCCCACCCATTAAGAGTCATACCTCTCTATGGTTATTTTTAATAATTCCTCCTGAACATTAGGCAAATCCTTGATTAAATCATATTGAGATTGGTCCACATCAAGCTCTACTCTCCAGCCCTTGTCTGCTCTAAGCTGTCTTATAAATGGCTGGCTTGCTATAAACTCAATCTTCATGGGTTATTTTATTTAAACACTCATTGCAAATTGCTCTTATTATCTCTCTATGCCCCTCGTAGCCTATTCTTGCCTCTTCCATGTCTTTCTTTATTAGCCACTCATTACAAACTATGCATTGCCTTATATCAATCATTAATCTGCTCTTGTAGGTGTTTTATAACGACCTTTAGTAATGAATTTATTGCTTCATCTTTTGTTTCTCCTGTGGATTTATAGAACTTATGCTGCCCTCGCTGATAGTCCCCGAAGTGATATGGAGCGAAGTGACAATAAGCGTGATAGATTTCTTGCCCCTCTTTCAGGACTATCTTCTCTACGCTGAAGTCTTTGCGTGTTATTTGCTTGTTCTTCATTGTGGATTTTCTAATGCTTTTTGTGTTTTTTTCTGCAGCTTTTCTATATCTTCTAACAAGGTATCTATGAATTTACTTGCTTTAGTTGGCTCATGTAAATTGTTTTTTATTATTCTTAATCTGGCGTGGGTGTCTGTTGCTATCTGATTTATAATTTCTAACTCCCACTTTATTTTCATCTGCTTTAAGTGCTGACCTATCGGGCAGGCACAGAGCCATTGAACTATTTCTTGAGTTTCTCTTACTTTTACTTCGTAATAGCCGTAATTTTTGCACTTTTTGCAGACATTTATCTTGTTTTCTTCTGTGACTTGTATATTCATTTCTTTTTCTTGTTTTCTTCTAACCACTTTCTCATATAAACCCTTTGCCAGTCATTGATTTGGTCTTTGTGTTTGTTTTGATAACGTCTGCATCTATTCAGATGTTCCATTTTAAAATCGGGCTTGCAATAATAAAGAACCATTCCTGACGTAGAAAAGCCTACAAAGTCTGCTATTTGCTTCAGCGTAAATCCGCCTTTCTGATAAAGCTGTTTTGCTAGTGCTATTTGTGCCATTGAGTATTCTCTAGGTCTTGCCATAATGTTTCATTATTTCTCTTACATTATCTCTTATTTCAATCATATCTGGTGATTGACTTATTGCTAATTGGTTTTCTTGCTTTATAAAATCATTGACAGTAAGAATATGTCCCACTGAAAGAATTGCGAAAATAATTGATGTGCCGATTAAGACAAGAAGCCATGTGGTAGCAATCTCTTTAACTTCAAACAATACTAAAAACATAATTGCTGTGTCTAAAAGAGCTTTAGGCATAGATAAGTGTCCCATTGCTGCCCCAAAAGCTAATCTTCCATAAAAATAAACAAGTCTTGGTGACCATTTATTTCCTACTTTTTCTCCCCAAATCTCTGTAGGTCTAGGAAGTTTTAGGTATTTCCTTAATAGACCGTATAAATTTTTAGAATAACCTTCAGACATCGATTTTTTTTACTACTACTGTTCCGTCTTTTGTTGTCATAACTTTATAGCCGTCTTCTTCAAGTTCTTTCCGTAATCTATCTGCTTCTTCATAAGGATTTATTGTAGTAGTTTGATTATTGTTTCTATTCTCCATATTGCGTAGATTGCGAATATAATCTTTAGCCATTGGATTATTGTTTCGTGTCTGCTCATGGATTAACTATTTTTATTCCTGGCTGAGTTGTTCCATTATCCATATTGATATTTACCGCCTGCATTGCTACATGACCTTTTTCTTTATCTATTTCTTTCTTTATTTTAATCCTTTCTGCTAGGGGTAATCCTCCGAACTCGTAGCCTGCTCTTCTCAGAGAGAAATACCAGTCATCATCATCGGGAAGCATTTCTTGTTTCTCAATCATCATAAGATAATGTTTTGCGAATTTTTTTGGTTCCTTAAATCTTAAAAGAAAACTAGCTGCTTTTCTCAAGAACTTCCACTTGTCTATCATTAAATTCGTCTTCTCACGCTCAATTAAAATATCGAAAAGCCTTAGTATTTCTTTTCTTACATTCTTCTCGGCATTATCTCTAATAAATTCCCTGAATATATCCTGTATTCTGAGTCTATAGGCGTTGTCGTTTTCTATAAGCTGGTAAGACAATTCAGCAACGCAAGCCATAACTATTAGCTTTTCCCGCTTGCCTATATAGTCTGTTCCCTCAAGAAGAACCTGACTACTGTTTATATCTACATCATAGACTTGCCGCATTGTATTCTCGAAACACCATCTTAGATGTCTTACGGGGCGGGAATAGCTTTTGAGATTGGGATAACGGACCCTCATAAGAGATAAATCGTGAATACGCTGAAAGATAGTGCGTAGCATGTGCCAGAAATGTTTGCGTGAAAAGATATAAAATCCTACAAGCATTATTCTCAAATACCAGCTTCTCAAGAGTTCTCTGGGGACTAAAGAAATCATAGACTTCGGGAGATTAAGCATCTCTACTACTTCTTTGCGGGGAACTCCTTTAAACAGATGAGGATTGCCGAACATTTTTAGGAATACTCCGCCTTCTGGTTTATGGATTACTTCTTCTACAAGTCCATCGCATTCTGTCATATCTCCGAATGCTCCGTTGATTACTAGCGTTCCTGTCTTTGTGGTTTTATCTTTTATGGCTTCTATAAGGTCTTTAGTTGTCTGGCTTAGAGTTGTCGTTCCCGTAACTATTTTTAATCCTTGGGGTTGTTGCATTAAATTCTAAATGTTTTTTTAACTCTTTTTGGAAGCGACCTCTCTATATCTTTTGAACCCCTTGCAAGAGATGCGTTAGCAGAACCTAGTAATGCTTGTCTTCGTAAAAATAATCTTCTTTGTTTTAATTCTTCCCGCATTTCTTTTTGTTTCTTGGGGTCAACTTTATTTTTTAAAAAATGCTTTGCTGTTCTCATTGCTTCTCTTGCGGTCTTTCCCCAAACCTGGTCAAAGAGCTTTCCTGTTCTTCCATAAGGTTGAAGCGTGTCCCTTATGTGCATCCGTAAATATCTAGCGTCATCTATTCTTCCTTCTATTTTGTGATAAATTACTTTTCTTCCACAATGGATACAAACTTCTATGATTGCATCAGGCAAGTTTCTGTTTTCTTCAAATTCGCATAATATGCTTTTCCGACATCTTGCTTCATTCATTTGAAATCTCTATTTCTTCTCCACAATTAAAACACTTTTCCTTTCTTCTTTCTGTGCCTGTTGCGTTGTTTGCCTTGCACTTCGGGCATTCAAAGAAGAAAATTAAAATGTGGTCTAGTTTAGCTTTCATAGCTTCATATCAATTCCTTTTTTCTTATGTTCCTCATAAAGAATTTCTAGTGCGTCTTCTTCAGAAGAACCTGGGTCTAGGAATTCAACTTTTTCTTTTGGTAGTTCTATAGTATCGCCAATCTTTTTTAATAGTTTTGTGATGTGGGTTTCGTTTCTCTGACCAAAAACTATAAGGAGCACCGCCCCTATCATCCCTATTATTATTCCAAGTGCGAGTTCCATAAGTCTGTTCTAATTATAACATATTTGAATACTTGTCAAAGATGTCTTTTAATTCTTGGGGAGTCCATTGCTTGATTTGAAGACTCTTTTCGGTCAGCTCTTTAATTATCCCCTCTCCATATTTCTCTTGGAGCTTTAAAGTATAAACCCCGATATTCCCAGCTTTAAACATATTACAATACATACATTGAGCGTGGACATTTCGTTCATCGAATAGAGTATTGTTAAACCTTCTTGATATATAATGACCTGCCTGAAGAGCTCTTGAGCCTGCTAGGTTTTTATTACAAGTAATACAGGTATATTTATCTCTTTGTCTTATGTATTTAGAGAATGCTGCCCAAGATTTAGCTTTAAGTTTTGAAAGTTCGCTTTTCCCTCGTCTTTTTAGACTGGTCTTTTTCATCTTATTTCTCTTTTATCTGCTCTTGTAGGTGGGGGATTAACCTCCCCAAAATTCCACAGGAAGAAATATCTGCGGCCTATGTCCTCCAAATGTTCTCCAGAATCCGTTGTTCTTCATATTCTCTGCGGTGGAGGTGTAAGTCTTTTTCTCTTCCGATTCATTAATGATTATTGTGTAGTTTTCCGAAAGTAATCTTTTTTCAAAAAACTCGCCGTCTATTCCCCAGCTTTCAGGGTCTTTGGATTTGGTTCCGTATAGATGCTTCGACCTTTTGACCTTTTTTGTGAAAGTCTTGAAAGTTTCATCTAGCTCACCTATTTTTTTATTATTTATTTCAATTATTTTTATCATTATAAATTAATATTGCAATTAAGATAACTATGTCCGCCACAAAAGATATTAAGCCGAAATATAGAAAGAACTCGTGTAGAAAAGCAAACATTATTTACAATGTATCGGACAATGTTTGCATTTGTCCTCGTTTTTTGATTTCGACTTTTTAGAAGTTGATAGGTATTTAGTTATTAATTTATTCCAGCTTATGTTTTTTCCCTCAGGAAGTTTATTCATATCAGGATATGTATCATAAGTTTTCAGAGCATACCAGAGAGTTCTTTCTGATGTTCCTATATCTAGTGCAAGGGCTTGCAGTAAATTAGTGATTTCTTTTTTGTATTCCTTTCTCATCAGCTTCCCCACCAACCAATACCCCTCTATCAGTGTCCATCGGCTGTTATGGACCGCTTCTGTGATTGTGCTTTTTATCTCTTCGACAAAAGCGTGATACTTTTCGTCTTTTTTTACTAATTCTTTACCCATATTATTTTCATATCTTTAACCTTTTTAATAAATAAGGGCAATTTATGAGGAAACTCACACTTGGAAATCTCGGTAAATGTCTCTCTTGTCGCTTGGACTCCTTTATCTCCTATTATTTTCATAATCCGAGGGAAAGAAAGCTCTTTTCTAAAAAATTCATAGATTTCAGCAGCAAGCTCTTGCTTTGCAGATATTTTTCTTAAAACAAACTTTTTTGAATAATCTTTTATATCCATATTCCGTAGACCCACCTTTCTCCTCCCAATATCTGGAAACAGTTTTTAAATAAAAATATAAACTCTTTATCTAAAACACTGATGGGAGTCGCCTGTTGTTGGTGGGTGGAACAGAGCAGGCTATTTTGTTAAGAGGAGTCTCCTCAAGCAACTCTTAATCAATGTTTTAAATATGTGGGGTGTTTTTGTTGAGAATCACCGAAAACTCTGAGTTGTTTTTCTATGTAAATAAAAAACCCTCATTATTAGACAGACAGAATGAGCATTGCCATCCCAGCTGTCCGCCTAATAATAGGGGCTTTTAAGTTGGCAATGTATTCGGGTTTAATATTTACTAGTTTCATAATAACACATCACGGACCTCACGCAAACGAGGTTGTGGATAACTATTTTCTAAACTTTTTTGCTATATTATCGTGTTCTTTAATCATCGACTTCTGAAAGGGGGTGAGAGAGGCAGAAACTTCCCTCTGATGTCTGCATTCCTGCTTCATTGAGCCACGAACGCAGTTACACCTCATCTCACCACCCCAGAATACATCTACATCATATTTCCAGCCAGGTTCAGAATTACTCTGAATCTTAAAAGTCTGAAATATCAAGTCCTTCTCCATCTCCTGAAGAATCTTTTTGATTATCTTCATAATCTATATCAACGCCATCTTGCGTTGGTTGAACGACCTGAATAAAACTTCTTCCTCCTTTATTCACCATTTCTAAGACTATTTCATCTCCTACTTCTACATTCTCTAATCTGCTTAGAAGATAGTGCGGTCCGCCATCTTTAGAATAGATAGGGAAAGACCAGGTTTTTTCATCTCCGTCTTCTTCTAAAAGAAACTTTAACTCTTGTCTTTCTTTTCCTGTCATAAAATCCTTTCCAGTTCCAATCTTAGGTTCTTCAAGGATTTTTACAGTGTGAGGACCAGTTGATTTAACCCCACCTTTCTCTTGCTTGACTCCAAGCTGAAGTCTTTGGGATTCGAATTTGATTCCCTTTTCTTCCATTTTTTCTTTTATTTGTTTTATTGTTTTCATTTTTTTAATTTATTTATTATCTAATAATTCGGGGTTTTCGTAGATATTGCCGATGATTTCATAAATATGACTACGACCCCCAGTCATTCCAAAACTTGCTTGTGCGTAATTCCACTCAACCTTGAATGTCCCACATTCTTTGTTTGGCTTCCTCGGATGGTCTGCAGAATTAAACTTTTTCACTATATCCCCCTCGTAAATCTCTTTTCCGTTCTTATCCTTGAGTCCTGTGTATTGCATCCAAACCCAATCATAATTACGAGAAGTTATTTTGATAACTGTGTCTGGAAAACACCCCTCACTATCTCTGAAAGGAGTTTCGTCATCTTCATACCTCATTTGTGGAGTTTTCTCGTTTCTCCAACAACCCCACGCTCTAAATTTTATTTCTCTCATAAATATTTTTCTTGTTTAAGACAATACTCTTTATGGATATTACAATAGCGATAACGCCAATCTTTTGAATCCCGTATAGGCTCAGGCGGGAGCTCCTTCTCCCACGCTTCATTAAGTATAGCAAGTTCTCCTTTTACCGCTTCCTCTCTCCCCTCATCATTCAGATAGACAGGGAATTCCATAATAGAGAGCGTGTCTTTCTCTAAATAGATTAATCGACCTTCTTTCTTTTTTAATCCGTTAAGATATGCCCATAATTGCATTACATGATGTTCTTTTGCTCCAGTCTTCTCCATATGCCAGAATCCTCTTGAGTTCATAGTCTTTATCTCATAGACCAAATCATTAATCATTAAATCTGCGTAGCCACTAAGACCACCCCACTCTACTCTGACCTGGGTTTCTAATTTCTCATTTTCTTTCTTTAAGAGTCCTACAAGCCAGTCTTCAAACATCTTTCCTGCGGCAAAGACTCTCAAAACTCTCTCATCAAAGTCCTGCTTAGCTACGCCCTTACGCATTAGATAGGTTGCGGTGAGGCAGTTACCTAATCGGGAGGCGTGCCAGGATTTGATTTCTCTTTCTTTGTCGTCTTGTTTGACGGCATTATTAATTATGCTTTGAATGCTAAATTCCATATTTTTATTTATTATAAATATCCTGAATCTTATCTTCTATTCTGTCTAATTGACTTGCTAAAGATTTCAGAATACTTACTAAGTTTTCTTTAACCTCTATATCTTGTTCTAATAATTTTTTAATTTGTTTTTCCATATTTTTTACTCCTCGGATGGCTAAGCTGTTCAGCCAACCACCCGAAGAGTGAACACCTTAATTTGTTTCGACTTTTACTCTCCTCTCTCTATTGTTGGTTCATCGTTATCCGAAGCGTCGTCGGGATTCTGAACCTCAACCTTATAAGGCTCAACTCCGTAAATCGCCTTATTGATTCTATTCATGTCCTCTACTACATTCTCCAAGTTAAACTGATTCATAATTTTCTTCGGAGGCGGCAAACATTGCGATAAGCTCAACTGCCCTTTTTTCTTGTTCGGGTGAGAGCTTATGTATTCTTTGTGTCTCCATATTTTTGTTTTTTATGATTGTCGACCTTTCTTATAGTATAATTATATATTAATATATTTAATTATACAATAGGCAATAAGCTATCCTGTTGATAACCTCAAAAAACCGCATAAATACTAGCTTTTTAAGCCCTCGTCTTGGTGCAAATCCACATCGCACCCGATTTACTTATTCCCATAGCTTCTGCTATTTCGTCATATTGAAGCCCTAAATTATTTCTTAAAAAGAGTGCCGCTTCTTTTCTTTTATGGACAATTTTTTTATCCATTGATTTTGAAAATACTTCTGGGTCCTGATGTGATAACCATTTTTTTGCTTTCTCTATTCGTGCTTTAGATTCCTCTTTTTTTATTTCGTCTATCTCTTTGCGAATCACTTTTCTTGGATTAAAATCTTCGTCTACTTTAATTTTCTGCAAAGATTTCTTTTCTTCCATGCTTGTGAAAAAAAATGGTCTCCAACGCACACCTACTTGCTGAGCTTCTAATACAGAAAGTTCTCTTCCGTAAGTTTTCTTCGCCCAATCCTGAAACTTTTTTTCTTGTTTTGCGTTTAAAAACATATTTAAAAAAGAAATCCGTGCTCCTCACAAGCACGGACTTCTATTTATTCCTCAGAAGACTCTTCTTCGGCTACTTCTTCAGCAGCTTCTACTACTTCTTCTTGAGGGGCTTCTACTTTTTCTTCTGGCATATTTTTATCATTTAATGACGACCTTTGGGTTAGCTTGCTAAGATACATAACAATAGCAAGCATCAGAACAAGAGATAGTATTTTAATTAGTTCCCAGCCTATCATGATTTGCATACCCAATCTTTAACTCCGTTTTTTTGATAAAGAAATAAGGCGTAATCGAGATTATCATAAGGGTCTTCGGCATCAAGATTCATTTCTTCAAGTGTTTCAGAGTGAACAGCAAGATTTATTTGGGCAATTCCCGTATCTGGCGGATGTATTACTCCTCGCAATACATTTCCCTTTGAATCATACTGCCTCCACCTTGATTCGCAATAAAAAATTCTTTTCAGCTTTTCGTAGTCCTTATATGACAACCCCTCCTCTAGCATTCTATTAAAAAGATAGAACTGCCATTGGATGACTTCGGGTGTTTGTAGGAAATAGTTCTCAAATTCGTCTCTCAGCAGATATTCTGGTGCTTGAGCTACGCTAGATGTCGGTATTGCATAGAGAAACGCTCCTAGTGCAATCTTGTTCAGGTAAGAACCTTCGACAAAACTCATTATACTAACCGCTCCCAGAATCAGAGATGCTACTACCTTTTTTAATTTTGTCATTTAGCCAGACTCCACGAACTCAATCACAATATTCGTCTTTTGTTAGCAGCCTGTCTCCCGTCTTAATTAAAATGGATACAGGATTTCCATCTGTTTGGGCTTGACGGGAGATTGCCTTTGAAATAAATCGGAAAAGCCTTTAACACCCAAAATTCAGACGGAAGACAGATTGCTATGTAAAAGAATGAATGGCGGGATTTTTATCATTCGATGGGTTATGACCCCCAGAATGTTTTGTTGAGCCCGCCGTCTACGCCTTAGATTGCTCTTTAGCGTATCTTCATTATAACAAATAATAACGGGGTCAAACCTCTGTCTGTGCATAACTCAAAACCCCCGTGCGGACAGTTGACGGGGGTCTTGGTTTAAGCTACACTAATAATGAGCTTTATTTGTGCGGACCTCTCAATCTTTGGGAGGTTTTTCGCTTAACCATTCATAAGCATTTTTAAGCTCCTCAAGCGGAAACCTGACAGAGGCTCTGACTAATTTTCCATCTCCATTAATCTGGTCTATGTTTGCATAGACAGAATTAGAGGCGGGCAATAAATCAAACTGAATAGAGTGGCGAGGGTCTGAAGGTTTTTTCGATTCCTTCATTACTTGATTTACATCCTCAATGTAATAATGTTTTAGGTTCATATTCAATTATTAAGTTGCTGTCCGCTCAACTGATTCCGCCATGCGACTTTTTAGGCGGTCAGAACTTTTGTTCTGATACCTCATTATAGCAAACGCACTTTTTTAATTCGCAATTAAATCGGGTTTAATTCAAAACAAATGCGATGAAATCTACACCGACTTCTAAAAAGAGGGGCGACTTGACACGATTAAATCTACATCGCAAAAAAAAGATTTCACTATTTTACTACACTTTTGTTTAAGCTATATCTAGCTATCTACAGATTATCAACACTAAAAACCCCGCCAAAAGGCGAGGCACTGTAAAAAGCGTATATACGCTAATTCAATACTAGCGTATCACAGCATATCTGACAAATGTTTTATAATCTCAGCGTATTCTTTAACGCATCTTTTGTGGAACTTTTGTCCCTCGCTAGAACTTCTGTAAGTCCATTTAAGATGACTCTCAAGCGACAGCCAGATAAGACGAATCATTCTCTCTATTTTCTTTTCTTTCCTCATATTGAAGTTTTAGTCTTTCTTGAAAATGGAACTATCATCCTATAAAGGTCTTGAGTATCCAGCACATCCCTCTTGTTATGGTCTAAAGTAGCGGCTAAAGCCCATTTTTCGCCCCTTATACACCCATTTCTAAGGCGTAGTGATAAATGATTCTTTCGGGTCTTTCCCAGTATATTGCGTGTTCCCGCCTCTAAGCTGTTTCTGCTGAGCTTAAACTTGCCTCTCAAGAGCATCCAGGTATCGGTGTGGGTATAAACTCCATATTCTGGGAATTTAAGACCGCACATAATCGCTCTAGTTCTTATAAAAGGCAAGTCATATCTACACGAATAATGACCGACTAGGCGGTCAAAATTAGACATATCCTTTATTAAGTTTTTTATAAGTCTTTTATCCTCTTTCGCTTCACGACCCCACCTTTTGATGTCGTTTTTGTTTATAGTATCGAAATAAATCTTTTTGCTTCCTTCGTCTTTAATACAATAAGTAGTTATAATTCCGTAATCTGCCTTTAAATCACTCGCTTCTATGTCTATAAATCCTATTCTTTCTGGTCCGAATAATTCTTCAGCACATCCCAAATGAGATAAAAAGGTGTGTCCATGTCGACAGTATGTTTTGCCGAGCTTTCTGATTTGAGCTGCTGTTAAATTATCTAGTATCAATTTATCACATGATTTTATACGACATTATTCCCATCTTATCTTACTTAAAACAGCACTGACTCTTTTCAGGGCGAAGACATAAAGATTTGTTGTAATTCTATTCATCGAAATTATAACGTTCGCAATAACTGATATTGTCTGACTAAGAAATTTAGTCAAAGACATTGATATTACAGAAATCAAAGTTACAGATAATGTTCTAAATAAACTAAGTTTTTTCTTTAAGGTTATGTTTGAACTGCTTACAACGGATATAATTTGTTTAGCTATATCCCACGCTGAATCAAACATGAAGTCGATTAAGGGATGAATCATTTAAGGCCTATAAACTTAGCTAAAGTAAGCAGTTTCTTTGCGACCTTTTCTCCGAATGTTCCGCTTGTTGTGTGACCTGAAGTAGGCACATCCCATACGGCCGCAGCCGTATCTGTTATAGACTGCTGGAGAATAGAGGCGGAAGTAGACTGAATTAAAGTAACTTGGGTGTAGTCCGTAGTCGCTATAGGGCTTATTGCACCCCCGTTTGCGTCTTCAGCTACGAGATTCCCTCCAGAAACTACACACTGGACAAAGCTAGGTCCTCCTCTGGCTTCAAATGCCAGTTGTGTATTTTCTAGGGTTACTGTAATTCCTACATCTAATCCGCCTCCTAGAGGTTCTTTTCCTCCAGCACGTCCACC